GCAGGTGCAGGTTTTTCAACCTTACCATGGAATGCATCAATGTCTGCTTGTGCAAACTTACGTGATACAAACAACTCTCCACTGTTGGGATCTTCCCAACCTTTTTGTGTTGGCACTGCTTGTGCACACCAACCAGGCGCTTTAATTGCCATAATTATTCTCCGTCTAATGGTTTACCAGATAGAAGGGCACGAATAACTTCGAACTCTGCCATCTCTTTTTTCAACTTAGGTTCTTTCGGGGGGAGAACTTTCTCCATATCCTCATGATCCATCTTGTCGATTTTATGTTTAGCAATGAATTCCTTAGACTTAGGGGATTCTTTACTGTCAATCTTTTCTGGTTCAGTACCTGCTTTCATCTTCTCAAGAAGATCTTCGAGGTCTTTAATGAACTCAGCAGATGCTTCACCGATCTTAGAGATCTCTGGAGTATCGTCACCGTCATCTTTATTAGGTAACTTCTTCTTCTTCTTAGGATCTACTTTAGGTTTATCTTCAGTCTCACCATCTGCTTCAACTGAATCTGCTTCCTTTTCATCCTTCTCTGCTTCGGTCTCACCTTCTTTTGCTTTGACCTTTTCGTTCTTAGCAGGTTTCTCTCCACCGTCTTTCTCGTTGTCGATTGCCTTGCGTCTCTTGTGCAGGAATTCGTCCGAAGAATCTACATCTCCATCATTATCGATGTCCTTGTCTTTACGATTCTTGAATTTCTTATCGTTTGCTTTATCATCGACAGGGTCTAACTTAGACTCACCACGGTTACGTGCTCCCGCTGCTTGTGCCTTAGTCATACCTTCATCGAGGTCTGCTGTTTCGGAGACCATTGACAAATATGCCTCCATTGTTTTCTTTATATCTGACATAGTTTAGGTCTCCTTAAAACCATAACATTTTTACGATGGCACCAATTATTGATGCTACACCGATAAATGTAACTTTATTTATAATGCCCACTGTATGAGCGTTGTCGTTCACCTTTGCCTCTATTGCGTCAAGTTTTAAACTAAACTTGTTCATACGCTCATAGGCATTCTGCGAATTCTTTTCCATTTGAAGTATCTTTTCTTCAGTACGTGCTAAACTTACCATCGCATCGGATAGTTTGTCTATTTTTTCTTCGATCCGACTGAGTCGTTGATCTGATAAGTCTGCCATTGGTTAATCTCGGTTATTGTTCTATTTATATTAATTGTCTACTTTAGCACTACCACGCCACTGATAACAACTCCAGTACCTTGCTTTGTGCTTTGGGCCTGGGTTTGCACAGTCGTGTCGTGCTCTGAAAGATGCCCTACGTTTTGGGTCATCTCGTTTAATTGACATCTTCGGATCTCCGAAACGTACGACCACAACGTTACCTTGGTCGTTCTTCACATATACCTTGAACTTCTTATTAGGGTTCTCGGACGTGCGAATAGGATCATTAAGTTTCACCTTCTTACCTTGGTATTCTGACTCAGTTATCACCAAGTCCTCAAATAGATCATTGCATTCGCAATGTGCATCTATCTCGTTGTAGTCGTTAAATTTTTTCATTCTTTTATAGTACCTTGTTCCATACTCGTTGAATTCTATTACGTTTCATCATGTGGGAGAACTTTCTCCAAATTCTATCAATCAATCTTTACTCCTGTATTACTTTTTCATTAATTTGAATGCTACGTTTGCCATGGCAGGGACAGTCATTTTATCCATCTTTGCCTTGTTGGTGTCGTTTATGGCATCATAGACTTTTACTACGGCAGATGCTGTAAACATATCTACCATTACACCGTTAATCTTCTTTGCTGATTTCTTTGCAACAATATCACGCATTTGATCTACGTAAGATTGCTTACCCTCAGTGATCTCTACAGACTCATCAAACATCCCAGAGTCCTTCATCATTCTGAGTGCATCTTTCTTTGCTTTCTCAGCATTGTTCTTGTTGATTCTCTCAACTGCTTTCTTGATCATCTTTAGACGTTTTGCTTTGTCCTTGGGATTCATTGCTTCGTCAACGTCACCGTATGTCTCGCATGGGGTCTTACCACATCCACAGTTTTGTTCTTTGACATCTTCACGTTTACTTTTCTGGTATGCGTTGTACTCTTTACGTCTTTCGGCATCCTTCTTCTTCTCAGCAGGAGTCATTTGAGATACAGGTTTACGTGCTTCTTCAATAAACTTGTCAACGTCAGTGCCTTCAAACATCTTTGCAAGACCTTTTGCATTGACGGTTTTGAATGAACCAAACTCATCGGTAACTCTAAATGACAACTTACTACCATCGAGTTTCATATCGACAGTATGTAATTTACCCTTCTTATCTCTAAGACCTTTTTTAATCTTAGGTGCTCTAATTTCATTAAACTTTTTCATGCAAGATCCTTATCGTGATTTAGGTTACCCTTTTTCTTCTTAACGATAAATGCGTTAACTCTTGCGTAACCCCATTGTTGAGGAGTGGTGCCAGGCCGATGTCCTGTTTTCCATGCGGCGACTCCACGGTTATAAACTTTTCTTAGTGTATCTACAGAGATACCAGATTTCTTAGACTTACCTGCAAGACCTTCTCCCTCCTTCTCTACGATATCGTAGTTGGAGTACCTGCCTTCTTCTAAGTATTTTTTAAAATTAATCATTTGGTTTCCCTGTTTTTTGTCCTTGTTCGTGCCAATCTTGCACGATCAAGAATACGGTCATGTTTCTTCTTATCTGCTTCCTTTTCACGAGAGATTTTATCTTGTGCAGTGGCAACGGCATCTTCACCTAATAAAGAATGAAGTGCTCTATCGTCCATGCCATTATAAGTCTTAGCAATCTGTTGTGCATAGTAGTGTGTACCATGTCTCAACTTACCACCACCCTCTTTCTTCTTACGAGCAATAAGATCCTTTAAAGTCTTCAATGCGTGTTGATACTGCTTCTTATTAGTAGTCAACGACTTTAACTTGTCTAACATTCTACCTTCTGTAGTGATTGTTTTAGATGATGACTTGAAGTTCTTCTTACGCATTATTGTTTTGTTAACAACTTCGAACTCGTCTTTGTTACGGTTGTAGTTAATAACTACGGGTAAATTAAGATCCATCTGCAAGTCTTTAATGACTGCTTCACTATCTGGATTCTGTCTAATGTTCTTTGCTTTGTTCTTGGCAATCTTCTTGAATACACGTTGCAGTTCTGCTACAGTAATAGCAGGTTTGTTACGGTCATCGTTCATACGATCCGCAAAGTGACGTGTGAATTCTATGTCAACTTTGAACTTTGCAAGTAATCTATCTGCAAACTTCTCAAGATCACTTAACTGCTTTGGAGATACGTCTTCGGTCTGGACACAATTAGGAACCATCTTGTTCCCTTTCTTCTTCATTCCGACTTCTTTGTACCCATCCCAACAGTCTTCGTCATACATATCTTTGAATGCTTTAGTGTATTTAGACGTTTTGGTTTTGGCAGTTTTGTCGCCTGGTGCAGGTTTATATGCAGATTCATCATCATCTGCTTTCTTCCCATGCTTCTTGAAATGTGCGTCTCTCTTTACCTTAGTAGACTTCTCTAATCCTTTGTGGTATTTGGCAGGTTGGGTTCCTTTTCGGTCTTTGATATCTGCGTCTTGTCGTTCAACGAGTTCGACTGACTCCAACCATTTGCGTAGTCGAGTGCCGTCCGCACGTTCAACGATAACGTAATTTGATCCGAGTACACTGACCGTAACCAATTCATCACTTTCTTTGACAATGACTTCATCACCGACTGCATATAGTTCTCCTTGGATATACTGTTCTCTTGTTTCTGAAACAACAGGTAATGCAATGTGATTCTTAAATTGAGTCTCTTCCTTGAGACCCATACCTTTGCGGACATCATTGAACAATTTCCTTGTATCCTTGTCCGAGTAATTACGTGGCACACCTTGAGTGAATGACTGGTAGTCATTGTCTTTGGCAAATGCACGTTGCTTAGATGCAGACATTCCTTCCACACCTTCAGCATCTGGATCTCTTTGACCTGCTGATATTACTTTGATTGATTTAAACTTGTAGAATCCGTGACGTGCTTTGACACCGTTGTACTTCTCAAGTAGAACAGTGAACTCACGTAGACGGTCATCACCAACAACCATACAGACCGAAGTATAACCTTGATCATATAGTTGAGCAGCGACATCAAACACATTCTTTATCTTGGGATCCATGATAACAGAACGTGCGTGTTTCGGGTACATCTTACGGATGTGCTTAACCTTATCCTTGTAGGATAACGGATCCTTTGCCCCAGTCTTCTGAGACATATAAACTTTGTAATCGTACTTACCAGACTTCTTAGCAAGGTTATCCATAACCTTACCATGTCCAATAGTCGGGGGATTCATGCGTCCAAAAGTGAAATATACTTCACCCTTTTCTTCACGTAGATATTGAGAGAAATTTTTGATAGTCACTACTTCTTT